AATACTGTTAGCATTGATAAATGTGTCTGAGCCGTCTAGATTTTTCCATGCTTCCGGACCACTGCTACGCTCAGGCTTGCCTGGCAGATAAACATCCGATTCAACAGTAATTGTATCTGGATCGTCACCTTCGGTATACCAATCTGGATAGGTGTAGCGTTCTATAACATACTTGACAACACTGGCATTACCATCTGCATCCTCCAAAGGTGGAAATTCATTTAGACGTATTTTGTATTTTCCAGATTCAGTTCTGTAGCTTTGCCCGCCAAATGTTTGAAACTTTCCGCCATCTTCAACTTCAGTAAACGCTACAGAAACTCCGTTAACAAATACTTTGGTTTCAAAAACATTTTTATAACTTCTAGGAAGATTACTAGCACTAGCCTTTTCTCTTTGATTGGGTCTGGTTATTCTATAAAAGTCTATGTCGGTGTCTATGATATTTGTAGCAATGCTAGGAGCTAATTTAGGAGCTAGAAATAAATTTAAATCATCTAACATTAAATATCGCAAGCCTACTGGGTAATTTGCTTTTGTCCCATAGGTTGTCAAAGGGTTAAAATTGTAGGGATTAATAATCGCATCAATCGTTCCCTTGCTGGCAGATCTAACACTGGTATAGCTACTACCGTCCGGATAAATTCCAGTAGTTAATTCTGTATTTCCAGGAACAGTATCCATATCTAAACTGGCCACTAGTATTGTCGGATCTATAGGATTTACTGTTATTGTTCCAACAATGCTACCGCCGGTAGCAGTCTTGAATGTAATGCGACTAACACCTGCCTTATAACCGCCGTACTGATCTAATACTAATTGCCAATCTAACTTTTTGCCAATCTTCTCTGGAGGTAAATCTAATCCTGCGTCAATAACTGCCTGCCCAACATCAACGATGGTAATATAATAATCTCCAGCTACTCCATTATCGCCTTTGAGCATGACAATACCGTAGCGTTTGTATTCAACTGTGTTTTGAATATCGCCCTCGTTGTAGATCAAGTTATTGATATTAACAGCATCGCCGGTGTTGTTAAACATATTTTGCACTACGGCACGAACAACACCCAGCTTCTTGACCTTGGCAGGTGGGGTGATATAGATAGGCATTTCAAATTCTAAACTGGCAACATCAATATCTTCAGAGCCACCTTGAGGAATAGTCCTAGAACTAAAGCTAGTACTGCTGAGATATATCACACTGAGACTGGTCCAATCAATATAGTTGTCTGTGGTCTGAACTTCTAAACTCGGATTAAACAAAATCAATATTTGTTCTAGTAGTTGTAATTTTTGATCTGTGTTTGATGTCCATATGTCTGCTTTGACTTTTAATTTAAAAGGTGTGGGCATCAAGCGTTCAACAGTATATCCAGCACCTTGTTCGTTTCCATAAACACGTTGTCCGTTAACATCTTCGTAGGTACGTTCTCTTATCTGCATCTTGCTGACAAACGTTGAGTCCGCTAGTCGACTTGTGTCTAATTCTAACCCAGTGATATAACAGGCAATTCTTGGCACAGTGGGCATTTTGTTTTCACTGTTATCTTTGATGATACTGGCTACCTGTTTGCTAAGGTCACCATACATAACTGGAACTAGTCGTTCGTCGCCGTCACCTGCTTGATATTTAAACCCAATAAAAACTCGCATGAACTGTGTAACATAGCGGCGTATCTGTCCGTCGTAAAAGAAATCCATTATTCGTCTGCCTCTGGTCTAAGAGCTTTTGACAAGCTCTGCTTCTCTTTAACTGTCTTACCTTGAATGGTTGCTGTCCTAGTATTGTTAACGAAGTCTGCTTTTTGTGTTTGTCTAACGTCTTTGCCAGCAAATCTATCACCTGAACCAACGTCACTTTCACCTAGGTTGTTCATGGTCATACGTACATTGTCCTCAATTTTAATCCATCTTGTGCCGCTGTATCTAAACAATCTTGTTGGTAGATAATCTGTACGCAGAGCAAATTGTCCTTCTTGCGGGTTAGGTGGAAATGCAATGCCCGAAGTAAACTTAGCACCGTTAGCAGGTATTGCATCATCTAGCCAACTATCTGTTCCTCCGTTTAGTGTGCCATAACCCGGGCGTTCAATTGAACGATAAGTTTGGTCAGCAGTAACTCCTGCGTATACAGGATTGCCTTCGGTATCAAACAGCGGAGCACCGTTTTCATCTGTGGCCTGTGGTTGGTCATTGGTAATATGAATATTTTCCAACTCTGCAGAAAGTAATTGTGCTTGACCGTTTGGACCTTTTTGCAGATGATAGAACTTGGTAGTATCGTATCCGCTCTTAGGTGCATCAGCTTCTGCCTGGTCAAGAACCCCAGCAGTAATCTGCATTTCTTTTTCATACGTAGACATGATGTCACGTAGACTTGTATTAGTTTCATTACCTTCTGCATCAGTTTGCACAGCATCGAGTATCTGTTTAAATTCTTGGCTATCAACTAGCGGCTTGCATTTTGCACGATATAAATGCGGATACCAAGTTACTGAAAAACCTTCAGCTGCTCGACTGACTTCTTCAATAACATAAAAACGTTTAAGAGCAAATTGTAAATCATTAAGAGCATGTTCATCTTTTAGATGCGGCAATTCTAGTACATCGCCTGCTATAATTTTACGGCCTAGCTTTTCCACAGTATCATTGATGTGAAAGGTCATAAACAGAGTATCGTTTTGTAAAAATAAACCAAATTGACTTAGATTAAAATCAATGTCCTGCATATTGTACACGCCACGCAAAACATAAACATCTGGATCGTACTTACGATCACGGTTTTCTAAAAATAATAGATCTTGTATTTGTGTGGGATTTGTTGTATCGTAAGTAGGAGTGCTAGGAGTATTTCCTTGCGTAGCTGCACCAGGACCTAGATATCTGTGAACCAACACATCGGTGCCGCCAACCTGGAACATTTCCCAAATACTGCGGTCTATAAATTTATAATCATTGCCCTTTTCTGGGCGGTATAAGGATAAGCGTGGCATAGTAGTGTATTTATAGGTAAATAATAGTATGAACCAAATAGATCAAGCTAAAAAAGAAGTCTACGACTATTGTAAAGCCATGCTAGGCGACGGCATGATTGACATTGAACTAGACCCTATACATTACGAAACAGCATTAAATAGAAGTTTGGCAGTTTTCCGCCAACGTAGCGATAATTCTGTAGAAGAAAGCTATGCATTTTTAACTCTGTTACAGGATCGAAATGAATATATCTTACCCAAAGAAATTCAGCAGGTAAGACAGATATATCGTAGAAGCGTTGGATCACGTAGCGGCAACGGCCAGGGCGGTACAGTGTTTGAACCTTTTAACCTAGCTTACACAAATACCTATTTGCTATCATCAACAAATATGGGTGGCCTATTAACCTATGAACTGTTTGCTCAGTATCAAGAGCTAGTTGGCAAGATGTTTGGAAGTTTTATCAACTTCAACTGGAATCCACAAAGTCACAAACTGACTATCATGCAACGTCCTCGAGGCGAGGAAGAAGTTATGCTTTGGGTTTATAATACCAAACCTGACTTTGCAATCATCAACGATGTCTATGCAGGACAATGGGTCAAGGACTATAGTCTAGCCAACTGCAAAATGATGCTAGGACAGGCTCGTGAAAAGTTTGCTCAAATTGCAGGCCCACAAGGCGGTGGCAGTTTGAATGGTGCCGCAATGAAGGCTGAGGCCCAAGCAGAAATTGAAAAACTCACAGACGATCTAATGAAACTAGTACCGGGCGGACAAGGCTATTCGTTCATAATAGGTTGACCTTACTAGATTAGTTTAGTATAATAGTCTTATCGGAGACTATTATGATTATTGGAATTTGCGGATTTATAGGCAGCGGTAAAGATACCGTTGCTGATTACCTAGTTAACTTTCACGAGTTTCGGAGGGAAAGTTTTGCCTCGACTCTTAAAGACGCTGTAAGCGCAGTGTTTGGATGGGACCGGACACTACTGGAGGGTAGAACCAAAGAAGCTCGTGAATGGCGTGAACAGGTAGATCCGTGGTGGGCAGAACGACTAGCAATGCCTACACTTACTCCTAGATGGGTACTTCAATATTGGGGCACAGAAGTATGCCGCAAATCATTCCATGATGATATTTGGATTGCCAGCTTAGAAAATAAACTCCGTAACAGCAAAGACAACGTGGTAATCAGCGATTGTCGGTTCCCTAACGAAATATCTAGTATCCGTAATGCAGGTGGACAGATTGTATGGGTACAACGCGGCAGCTTACCCGATTGGTATGACACTGCAATCAAAGCCAATCAGGGTCATAATTATGCAGTACAAGAATTAAAAATGCGTAAAATCCACGCCAGCGAAACTGCTTGGGTAGGAACAGATTTTGATGTTGTTATCGATAACAACGGATCTATAGATGACCTATATCAACAGGCAAAATTAATAGTCGGCAACAAGATCTCCTTGTCGCCAGTTGACTCCATCCTTGGCTAAAACACTGGCGCAGTTAGCGCAGACTGTTTTTAAATTTGCAGGACGACAATTATCTAGATTGCCGTCAACATGAAATACCCTAAATGGATCCTTGTGTAGACTTTTAAAGCCACAGCGATCGCATTGATTTTTTATACGATACCCTGCTCTAAACCAGCGGGGTATCCCATGATTAACTCCGTGAGCCATGCAGATTTCACAGAGGCTTCTATAGTAGACTCTGTTGTTTTTCTTGTAGTTAACCGCACGGGGTCTTAAACCGCATTTGCAAAGTGGTCGCATACAGATATTTACACCTTTTTAACCCCTTTTCTTTATGCTATAACTGCCCATTTTTCCTAGACTACGCTAAATATTATGAGAGAACTAAACTCAGGAGATAACGATATGGCACTAGTTTCCCCAGGCGTACAAGTCACGATAATTGATGAGAGCTTTTATACACCAGCAGCACCTGGTACAACTCCTCTTATCGTTGTAGCCACAGGTCAAGATAAGAGCAATGGAGCAGGCACAGGTACTGCTACTGCGACAACAAAAGCAAATGCTGGTAAGGCATTTAGACTAACAAGTCAGAAAGACGTAGGCGATTTGTTCGGTGTACCTTTCTTTGAAAAGACACCTAGCAACACACCAATTCATGGTAGTGAACGCAATGAATACGGTTTGTTGGCTGCGTATAGTTACCTAGGTGTAAGCGCAAGTGCATTCATTGTACGTGCCGATGTTAACCTAAGTGAACTAGAAGGCACACCAATTGAGCCAGGCAGTGAGCCAAATGACGGTGCATGGTGGGTCGATACTCGCGGTACATCATATGGTATTTTTGAATGGAACGGAGCAGCCGGTGATACAACAGGCGGTCAAAGTTTCACAATGAAAGAACCAATGGTTCTTACTGATGCAGACGCAACAACAAAAATTACATCTAACGCACCAAAAGGTTCCGTTGGATCTATTGGCGACTATGCTGTTGTATTTGAAACAGGCACAGTTAACAAAGAACTTGCAAGAATATTCTACAAGAGCCCAGGCGGCGGCTACAACGAAAGCGGTAGCCTAGTAGCAGCAGGTACATGGGTTAAGGTTGGTAGCGGTGGTTGGGCAGCAAGCTGGCCAACAGTTACTTCTAAGACTGTTACAGGTACAGGTGCATGGGCAGTTAGCAATAACTTCTACCTAAACGGTACATTAATTACTGCGACAGGTACAACTCCAGCAAGCCTAGTAAGCGACATTAACACAGCAATGGGTGGTAGTTCTGGTGTATACGCTAAACTAGTCAACAATAAAATTTACTTCTACAGCAACGGTGCTACAGAAGGACTAGGTGATTCTACTGGTTCTGGTAGTATTGTTTTAGCCGCAGGTAGCGTTGGTGACATTATTGCAGCTAGTACAGCAGCTAGCTCTATTGGTATCAAAGCAGGCGAGTATTTCCCCCCAACATTACAAATCACTCCACACACCAGCGTTCCAGAATGGAAGACAGCTGATAGCGAGCCAAAGCCAACAGGTTCTGTTTGGATCAAGGCTTCCGAGCCAGGCGAAGGTGCTCGTTGGAGAGTCAAGCGTTGGAATTCTGCAACTGGTGCATGGGTAGCTTATGATGCTCCAATTTATGCAGGTGGCGCAGCAGCTAACTATTACCTAGATCGCAGTGGTGGTGGTGCAAACATTCCTTTGGACAGTATCTATGTTCAGTCTAACGGAGAAGAACAGTTCAGCTACGTAGGTGTTGATGAAGCACCAGATCAACGTGATACAACTTTCAATGAAGCCAGCTTCCGTCTATGGAGACGTTCAACAACTGGTGCTACTGTTGCAGAATCAGCTGCAATCACAGCAAGTACATTCAGTGCAGGTTCTAAGACATTTACTATCAAGCAAACTATCAAAGGTAGTCTAGCACTTTCAGCAGCTACTACAGTTAGTTTCACAGCAGCGGCAGCAACAACAGATGCTGAAACACTAGCAGCGGCTATCAACGCAATTTCAATGAATGATACAAGCGGTAATGCAGTTACAAATCACATTGAAGCAGCAGTTACAGCAGATAATACTATTACGTTGTCACACAAGGCAGGTGGTGAGATTCGTTTAACTGACGCAGGCGGTACAGGAAATCCTGTAGCGGCATTGTTTACACCTCACAACATTGTAACAGGTGCAGGCACAGTTAACTTCTACACAGCACCATTAGAAGCTCCAGAAGACTACATCATCACTAACTGGATGCCTCTAGCAGATGAAAGCAACATGGGTTTTGCAGCAAGTCCAGATGCTCCATTAAACGAGCCAATGGATGGTCAATTATGGTACAACAACAGTTTTGCTGAAGTTGACATCATGGTCCACAACGGCAGCACATGGGTTGGTTATCTAACTGCAACAAGCCCATACTACAATGCTTCAGCAAGTTTGAAGACTGACCCAGCAGGCCCTATTGTTGCAGCTTCACAGCCAACAAAACAAAGCGATGGTACAAGTCTTGTAAACGGTGATCTATGGATTAGCACAGCTAACATGGAAGACTTCCCAACAATTTACAAATATGACGGACTAAACCTAGAGTGGAAATTAGTTGACAAGACAGATCAAATCACTGATCAAGGCGTCTTGTTCGCTGATGCACGTCAAGGTACAAGCGGTGGTACAGCTACAGTTGCTCCTAGCGGAACAATTGCTGAACTATTGGCCAGTAACTTCCTAGACACAGATGCTCCAGATCCAGCACTATATCCAAAAGGTATGTTGCTATGGAACCTACGTGCTAGCGGTGGTAACGTTAAGAAGTATCAAAACAACTATATCAATGTTAATGACGACAATGCTCGTTATGACAACTCACGTAGCCCAAGCGGATTGAGCTATCAGTCAGGACAGAGCCAAGGTTCTTATTGGCCAGATCGTTGGACCACAGAAAGCGGTAACAACGAAGACGGTTCCGGCAGCTTTGGACGTCACGCACAACGTAAAGTTGTTGTACAGGCTATGAAAGCAGTTATTGACAGCAGCCAAGAAATTCGTGATGAAGAGCGCAGAAACTTCAACTTGATTGCAGCTCCTGGATATCCAGAGACACTGCAGAACTTGATCAGCTTGAACATTGACCGCGGTATGACAGCATTTGTTATCGGTGACACACCATTGCGTCTAGAAAGCGATGCTACAAGTTTGTTGAACTGGGGTACTAATGCAGCTCTAGTTACAGATAACGGCGACGCAGGTATTGTTAGCTATGATGAGTACTGTGCAGTTTACTATCCAAACGGTTACTCAAACGACCTAAGCGGTGCGGCAGCAGTTGTTCCAGCATCACACATGATGTTGAAAACATACGCACTAAGCGACCAAGTTAGTTACCCATGGTTTGCTCCAGCAGGTACAAGACGTGGTGGTATTACTAACGCTACTAGCGTTGGTTACATCGATGCAATGAGCGGTGAATTCCAAACAGTTGCATTGAACCAAGGAACAAGAGACGTTCTATACGATCTCAAAGTAAACCCAATTCCATTCTTTGTTGGAGTAGGATTGGTAGCATACGGTCAGAAGACTCGTGCTAGAAATGCCAGCGCATTAGATAGAATCAACGTAGCTCGTCTAGTTGTATATCTAAGAGGTCAGCTATCAAAACTAGCCCGTCCATATGTGTTTGAGCCAAACGACTCTATCACTAGAGATGAAATCAAAGGTGCTGTAGAGAGCTTGTTGCTTGAACTAGTTGGTCTACGTGCTCTATATGACTTCGCTGTAGTTTGCGACGAGTCTAACAACACTCCAAGCAGAATTGACCGCAATGAGTTGTATGTTGATATTGCGATTGAACCAGTCAAGGCAGTTGAATTCATCTACATCCCAGTGCGTATCAAGAACACTGGTGAAATTTAATTAACGGAGCAAAGAAATGCCAATTACATCATTAAATAATTATTCTATCAACCCAGCAGGTCCTGGCACAAACCAGGGCATGTTGATGCCTAAACTGAAGTATCGCTTCAGAGTGACATTGCTTGGCTTCGGAACACAGGCTAGTACTGAACTGACCAAGCAGGTAATCGACGTAACAAGACCTAAAGTTGCTTTTGAAGAAATTGAAGTTCCTGTTTACAACTCTAAGATCTATCTAAGTGGCAAGTACACTTTTGAAACACTAAGTCTAAACGTTCGTGATGACGCAAGTGGTAATGTTACCAAGCTAGTTGGTCAACAGATCCAGAAGCAATTTGACTTCATGGAACAAGCATCCGCTCGTTCTGGTATCGACTACAAGTTTACAACTCGTGTAGAAGTACTAGACGGTGGTAACGGTGCTCTAGGCCCACAAGTACTTGAAACATTTGAGTGCTTTGGTTGCTTCTTGCAAAACACTGACTACGGTGATCTAAACTACGGTACTAACGAAGTAGCAACAATCGCAATGACAATTCGTTTCGATAACATGTTACACGAAGCTGGTACAGTTGGTGTTGGTACACTAGTAGGACGTCAAGCAGCTACACAAGCTATCACTGGCCTAACTCCAGGTGGTGCATAAGTCTTAGTCTAACATTAAAAACCCGGCTTAGGTCGGGTTTTTTTGTGGCATAAATAATTGTATGGCAAATAAGTTCACACGATATCTTTTAGGCGATGCAAATTTCTTTCAGGGTCTAGTAGGAGGCATACTAAAACCCAAAGGGAATATGGCCAACTGGCAGCATGCCACTAGAATATTTGTTGACGATACATTTAGACTAGCTCCTAGACATAAATTTCTTTTTTATGTAGTATTTGAAATAGATTCAAATAGTCACAAATCTCTAGCATTCACTGAAAAACATTCACAAGAAGTTGCACTATTATGTAAAAGTGCTGAACTTCCAAAGTTTAGTTTTGAGATGACTACTAAAAATCAATACAATAGAAAAAAATTACTTTACAAATCTATATCCTATGATCCAATCAACATTACCATGCACGATGACAATGCTGGTATTGTGAATTCAATGTGGGGCATTTATTACAGCACCTACATAAAAGATAGAACACAGCCCAGTGCTGCTTGGGAAAATCTACATTATCGTCCTAGCGGAGTTAAAGACAATTGGAGATACGGACTAGACAATGATAAAAGCCTTGACTTTTTCAAATCTATCAGTATCTACACTATGAGTCGTAGTAGGTTTAACGGGTACACATTAATAAATCCAAGAATACAAAATTGGTCACACGGCAATGTAGCTTATGCAGAAGGTGATACTATAGAAAGCTCGATGACTATTCAATACGAAGCTGTACAATATACATCGGGTACTGTTAAAACAAATAGCCCAAAAGGCTTTGCTACATTACACTATGATACTGCTCCAAGCCCATTAAGTATTCAAGGCGGAGGAACAAGTGCATTATTCGGTGATGGTGGAACGCTAGCCGGTATTGAAAGTGTATTCGGTGATGTAGCTGGTGGCTCAACTTTTGATAGTCCTCAAGGATTTTTAAGCACTGCTATTAAATCAGTTAACACCTACAACAATATTAAATCGCTGTCAAAAGATGGCATAGCAAGAGAATTGGGACAAGTCATTAGTAGTCCTGCAGCAATTGGCGGTATCGTAAATACTGTAGGCGGTTTTGCCGGCAGTATTTTCCCCAAAGCTGTAGACGCAGGCAGCTCAATATTTGCCTCAGCCAAGAAATTCTTTGGATAATAGAATATGAATACCAATCTGCCACCACAAGTTATTGAAGACAGTGCATCAGCAACTAAATTATTTTTTGATGAGTACGGTCAAGCTCCTTTAGAATTCTCAGCAAATGATGTCGAAGCCGCTATAGGATTTTTTCAAAATCAAGGTTTTGATCGAGACGCCGCTGAAATCACCGCTATGGTTGTATTACGACAAGCAAAATTTGAAAATATTCCAGCTTTTCAACTAATTGATCAACTTAAAGATTTAGACGGTATGAAACTAAGTGCATTAGTTGGAGAAATTCTCAATAACAATAGGCCAAGTAGCAGTGCCCTGGGATTTAAATCAGGCAAAGTTGATGACGAGCTAAAAACTAGAAACATCGCTGCATAATGGCTAAGTTTGCACAGGGTCGATTTGAAGTAAAGAATCCCGACAAATATGTTGGGAAAAAAGTGCCCCTTGCTAGAAGTAGTTGGGAATTTGTCATGATGAAGATGTTAGACGAACATCAAGGAGTTGAAAGTTGGGCCAGCGAAAGTGTTCAAATTCCCTACAGAGATCCCTTTACTGGCAAGTACACTATATATGTTCCTGATTTCTTTGTTGTCTATGTTGACCGTAACGGTAAAAAACATGCAGAGCTAATCGAAGTCAAGCCACTAAGCCAAACCAAATTGGAAAATGTAGGCAAAAGTCTATACAATCAACAGCAGTATGTTAAAAATATGGCCAAATGGGAAGCGGCCGCAGCTTGGTGTAAACAACAGGGTGTACGTTTTAGAATAGTCAACGAAGGTGATATTTTTCATCAAGGCGGCCAGAGGAAATAAGTAAAGTATGACCAAAAAACTTGAAGAATTATTTAATCTAGAAGAAAAAGCAAAACCTATGCCCGAGGTAGATATTAAAGAACCTCCTCCAGAAAAAGATCACAGTGAAGTACGCAGTATTGACGAAAGCTATGCTGAAGTTGAGCGTATAACACAGAGCTTGCCGGCCATTAAAGAACTAGAAGACATGGGAGAATATGAGCTAGATGATCTAGCCAAGAAAGCAGAAGAAGCCTATGATAATCTCATGGATCTAGGTATGAATGTAGAAGTTCGTTACAGCAGCAGAATTTTTGAAGTAGCTAGTTCAATGCTTGGACATGCTATCACAGCAAAAACAAACAAAGTTGAAAAGAAACTAAAGTCTATTGATCTACAGCTTAAGAAATATAAAATTGACAAAGACAATAATGAAGACCCAAATAATGTTATAAATGGGCAGGGCTATGTTATTACAGACCGTAACGAGCTCCTTAAGAAATTAGGTCAAAAGAGCTAAATACTACTATGAAAACTCTAAAAGAATATCTTGCCGAAAGTAAAAAAGTCTACAGCTTTAAGGTGAAAGTTGCGGGCGAATTACCAGAGAATTTTCAAAAGAATTTAAAAAGCCAACTAGGTGAGTATGGCGTAATGACTCTTGAAAAGCTAGCGACTACACCTATTCAAGCAGCACCACTAGACTTTCCAGAAATGTCAAACTGCGAAGTTCATGTATTTGAAGTTGTTTGCGAATACCCAGTAACCAGCCCAGAGTTGATATTTGACATCAAGTGCATGGGCCTAGAAGAATCAGTATTCCGTGTACGTGGTAGCGGTGAACCTAGCGAAGAACAAAAAACATTGGCTAACGACGAGCCAAGCGGTGAATCAATATTAGACGAAAATGATCTAGATAAAGGTGCTACAAAAATCAAACACAAAGATTATTTTGGTAACGACTTCAACAGAACTTTCTTGAAAGATCTAGAAAAGACTGCAAAGCAACGTAAAAAAGAAGAATCAGGGCCAACTGAATACAAGCTGCCCAAGGCCAAAGGTGAGAAGACCGGTCTTAAAAGCGCCATGGGGAGTAAATAATGGATTTTAATAGTTTAATGGCTAAGATGCGTGAGCTAGATCAGCCTACGCCAACAGCACCTGTAGTAGAAGCACCGGTAGAAGAGTGCGGTGAACCAATGATGGGGAACATGCCTCCGTCAATGGCCGACAAGCCACACACTCCACCACCTAGCATGAGTGTTAACATCAATGCACAAGGCCTAGATGATATTTCTGAATTAATGAAGTTATTGACTAAAGTAAATCCAGATATGATTAATCAGCCATCAGCACCAGAGATTTCAGTTATGCCAAGCATAACACCTCCTGGTCCTAGCATCAGTGGCATTGGTGATTTGGGTGATCTAGACAAGGGCCCTTTAAAGATGTTACCAGACCTAGACAAAGACGAACCAAAAGATGGCCCAATGGATATGCCTGGACCTGACGCGATGAACAAACCAGAAATCAAAGGTTTAGATCGTGATGGTGATGGTGATCATGATATGCATGATCATGAGCTAGAAAAGAAAGACGAAAAGTCCGACGACGAAGAAAAAGAAGAAAGTTTTCAAGATGCTACATCACAACCAGACGAACAATACAAAGATGTTGACTATATGGTTAACAAACTTGCTGGCGGTATGAACAAACCAAAACAAAGTTTTAGCGGTAAACCATATCGCGGCGATAACCCAATGGCTGCAGGTGCGTACGAAAGCAAAGATGCTCTACGTAATAGCATTCGTGCAGAATTACAACAACGCCTAGCAGAAGCTAAAGGAGCGAAATAATGTCAGGATTTAAGAACGACACAAATCAACTACGTCCAGAATTTTATCAGGTCGTAATTACATTAAGCGGTGGCGCAGGTGTATACCCTACAGCAGACGGCACCGACAACGGTGCTGTATATTCACAAGACCATAGCGCATTTGCCACAAAGCCAAGTACCTATGTTATTGGTAAACGTGTGGCTAGAGGACATCAGCGTTTCTTAGCAATTGTTGAGAATCTACAAAAATATGCAGATGCACAGATTCAAGACGTACAGTTTACTAGCAGTGGCGCAACTGTTGCTGACAACCAGCCAACAGCAGTACAATTTACAGTAAGATACGATCGTGGCGGCGCAGTAGGTGCTGGAACAACTGATGCTATCTTAGGCGGAACCAGAGCAGAAATTGGTAGCCCATATCAATTTACTGCTACCACAGACGGTACAATCACTGTAGATACAACAGCCAAAGCATTGAGATACCAAATTGCTCAGGCTATTTGCAGAGTTGATTATACTAAGCGTATGCGTGTATGGAACGGTACTTTGAGTTCTGAAGGCGACGAAGTATTGACAGTCACATTGCCAGACAGTTTAGCTGACGTATACAAAGATGTTGCAGTAACTCTAGTTGACTCAGCAGAAACTATCGATAGTTAATATTAACTAAAACCCAAATAGGCTCTTCGGAGCCTATTTTTTTCAGTAAATAA